GTACCAACATTTTCGCCGGGCGCGGGCCATCCTCGCGGGTGGAGCGGCATTATTCGCCTTTTGCCGCCGCGCCTGGCGTTTCTTTCACGGAGGCGGCGTGGCTAGGCTGAACCATAAGACGTGGAGCGGCGACCAGCCGTACACGGCGGAAGACCGAGGCGCGCTATTCGCGGCCATCGAAGCGGAGGAGGACGGCTTGTGTGAAGACGACAGGATGCGTCCCAGCGAAGTGCCGCGCTCCCTGTCGGCTTCGGCGGCGGTCAGCAGCGCGGTGGAGCGGTCGTTCGCGGCTGGGTTCGCGGGCCACTACAGCCGCATGTACCGCGTCACAGGTACCGATTGCGGCTACCGGCTGCGGCTGCGGGTGTTGTCCCGACGCCGCGTGGTTGCGGCGCTGAAGGCCCGCGGAATACGATTTATGGAACAGACGACTCGACGACAGACAACCGTTTCCCAGCAGGAGGTGGAGGAAATGCGCCGCGTGGCTCTCAAGTGGCGCGCTTCCGGCGCGTTCGATCCTACGGTGCTCGCCGCCCATCCTCCGTCTCCGGCGCGAGCGCCACTACCCGATCTGCCGCCAGGCGACTCGGTGACGTGGAAGTGGCTGGGGGCGGTGTGCGGCGTCACGGCGGCTATGGCGCACATCGTCGCGGCGGGGAAGCGCCCAAACGCGGCGTGCATGGGCCGGCTGGAGGCGGCTCTCGCCAAGTACGGGCACCCCAAGGAGCGCCACCCGAAGGGCACCAGCGCCCAATACCTCAAGGAGCACGGGCGAGCCGAGGCGGCGCAGAGAGCGCCGGACATGGGCCGGGAAACGCCGTGGCGACCCCATACAGCGCCGACAACCAGCGGAATTGCGCGGCTTGCCAGCCGCAGAGGGAGGCCGCGTGAAGAGCGCAGTCAACCTCCGCATCTCGGCGCACCCGGACGGGACGTTCGACCTGTACGCCGTCGCGCCGGACAGCGGCGAGGTGCGGCAGGTGCTCTCCGGGTTGCGCGTGGTGCAGTCCGCGGAGGCGGCGACCGAATGCGCGGCCACGACCGCCGAGGTGCAGCGCGTGCTCCGCGCCGCAGCCGACGCGCTGGAGAACGCAGCGCCGCAAGCACCGAAAAATAATCCTTGCAACCCAACGCGAACGGGCGCAGAGTCGGGGTAGCGATGGTTAGTTCTGCCGAACATGTTGAAAATTCAAGCCTGCGCCTGCCGGTGCCAAAACTGCCTTCCAAGGCCGTGTTCGGCAACCGTCGCTGGGCTGGCGGGCGCGGGCTTTAACTTTCCCAAGGAGGAACAAGATGCCTGTAAGATTCCTACGACCAAAAATCCGCACCAGCCCACGATGGAACGCCGTCTCCCACGCAGCGGCCCGACTCTATGTCGCTCTGCTCACGCTTGTTGACGACTTCGGGCGGTACGACGGGAGGCCAGCCGTCCTGCACGGCGATGCGTTCGCTGTCTGGAACGATCAGCACCTGGACACAACCATCAGCATCCCTGACGTCGCTGGCTACTGCGAGGAGCTCAAAAACGCTGGCTTGGCGATATTCTACACCGTGGACGACCGGACTTACCTCATGTTAACGCAGTGGAAAGAGAATAAGCGCGCAAAGGCTTCCAAATGGCCGGAACCGTTAGGAAGTGCGAACGGTTGCGTACAAATGTTAGTAAATGTTGGTGACGCGCAAACAAGTGTAGTACAGCCGAAAAATGGCGACTCTACGGAAATACCTGCTAGTCAAGAACTTGCGCATTTGCGTACAAATGTTAGCGACGCAAAAACATCTGCGGCAGACCCCCGTCCTGTATCGGGGGCGTTGGCGGGGGGCGTACGGCGTACGGCGTACGGCGGTACTATGGGCGAAAAGTTCGCGGCGGCGTGGGAACGGTGGCTGAAGCACGGGAAAGAACTTGTGTACGGGCCGACTGATTCGGCGCTGGAAGCACAATGGCACGAGTGCCGCGCAATGGGAGAGGCGGCGGCGTGCGAGGCGATAGAGTGGTCAATTCGCAATAACCGGACTGTCATTGAACAGCCGGGCGGCAACTCAAGGAACGGTCGGCGAGGCGTCGTTCCGGACCATAGCAAAGGATTCTAACTTATGGAACAGACAGCAACGCAGTGCAGTGAATCAACAACACGGCCTCCGCAGCGCATCCTCCGTCTTGTGACGGTCACGGGCGCGGACGACAGTGTGAAGCCGTGCGACTTGTGGGCGCTTGCGCGGCGCTTCCCTTACGCGGAGTTCGGGATACTGCTGGCGAGTGAGGCTGGCGCGGGCGGTGGCCCACGGTTTCCGTCGCGGAGGTGGCTTACGGAGCTTGTTCGCGTGGCGAATGACGCGGCTGCGGTTGGTAAGCCGATGAATTTAAGCGGACATATTTGTGGGGAGTGGGTGCGCTGGGCGCTAGAAGGCTTGTGGCCGGACGCTGTCGCTTATGACGTGGCTGGAATAGGGCACGTCTTTCAGCGATGGCAGTTGAACACACACGGTTTGGACCACACTGTCACGAAGTACGCCGTGCGCGGCAACACGGGGCTGCTGGGAGCGCGGGGGCAGACGGTGGTGTTCCAACTGGACGGCAAGGCGGGGAACGTCGCGGCGAGCATGGCGGTGGACGCGGGCCGGAAGAACGTGGCGGGGCTGTTCGACCTGTCGCACGGCGGCGGGGTGCTGCCGGAGGAGTGGCCGAAGCCGATGGCTGGGCTGGCGTGCGGGTACGCGGGAGGGTTGTCGCCGGACAACTTGGCGGAGCAGATGCCGCGCATAGTGGCTGCGAGCGGGGGCGCGGCGCAATGGGTGGACACGGAGACGGCGCTGAGGTGTCCAGGCACAGACAACGGGGACTACTTCGACTTGGAACTGGCCGAGGCGTTCCTCGTGGCGGCGGCGCAGTGTTGAATCATGCAATGAACACAACTCAATTATGAAGTTCACAGACTGCTGGCTTTACCGGGCGGTGTCGGCGACTGGCGGGGAACTGTTCTCGCTGGTGGCGAAGGCCGACGACATTCAGGCGGTGTTCCGCCGCGAACACAAGGACTACGACGGAGCGGTTCCGTGGCAGGTCGGCCTGCGGATACCGGCGGACGCGCAGCGCCGCTACTTCGAGCGCGGCAAGCGTCCAAGCGCGGAGGAGGTCGCGGCGTGCGAGGCGATATACGCGGCCTACCCGCGCAAAGTGGGGAAACCGGCGGCGCTGAAGGCGATAGCAGCGGCGCTGAGGACTGCCCCAACTGACGCTGATGGGTTGCTGAAGCTGACGAAGATGTACGCGGCGGCGGTTGCGACGTGGCAAGAGCATGACAAGCAGTTTGTCCCTCATCCGTCAACATGGTTTCGACAAGAGCGGTTCAAGGACGACCCAGCGACCTGGGAGCGGAAGGACACGCGCAACGGCAGGCGCGGCATCGTGCCAGACCACTCGAAAGGATTTTGACCGTGACCGCTGAACCTCAAGTCCTCAAGCAGTGCGAGCGTTGCGCGGCGTCTTTTCCGGTGCCAGCCGACCCGCTGGTCGCCAAGCACGCTCGGTTCTGCGGCGCGTGCTGTGCCGAGGCCGAGTCGCGGCGCGAGGCGGAGCGTGTGGCGGTTCAACAGGAGCGCCGGGCGGCGTCATGGGCGGCGCTGTGTCCGAAGGCGTTCCGGCAGACCGTGCGGGAGCTATTGCCTGACCCGTCCAAGCTGGACGAGGTGCTGGCGTGGCGCTGTGAGCGCGGCGGTGTGGGATTACTGCTGCACGGGCCGACGAGGACGGGCAAGAGTCGGTGCGCGTGGGAACTACTGCGTCGGGAGCACTTCACGGGCCGCAGCGTGCGTGCGATGTCGGCCATGAGCGGCGTGGACTACGCGGCCAGCTTCGCCGAGGGTGCGAGCTACGCGGCGGCGTGGCTACGTCGGTTCGTCGCTGCGGACATACTGCTTCTTGACGACTGTGTGAAGGCCAGGCTGACAGATTCTTTCGAGGGCGCTCTGTTCGCGCTGGTGAACGAGCGCGTGGACAGGTGCAGGCCGATAGTCGTCACACTCAACGACACCGGCGAGTCGCTGATGGCCCGGATGACAACCGACCGGGGAATGCCGCTCGTGGAGCGGCTGCGGGAGCACTGCAAGGCGGTCGCTTTCACGAAATGACTTTAGATGCCAACTACCTTCGACATACCGTCCCGGCGCGAGACGCGGTGCGAACCGTGCGAGTTCCATAAGTTGGTGGCGGCGATGTGCGTTCGCAGCGGCCACGGCGGCTACCGGGAGTACGCCTGCACGCACCCGGACGCCTACCCGAAAGGAGAGGCGGTGCCATCGAGGGTCGCGGCTATTGCGGCGGAGGTGGACGCGGTGGTGCGGCGCAACGGCAGGCCGATAGGCAAGACCGAAGTGCAGCCGCAATGGTGTCCGCTGAAAAGAAAGGACGACCTGAGGTGGGAGGACTGATGAACGAAGCACTTGTCAAGGCGGACTTGGAGATGGCGGACGTGTTCGCCGCGCAGACGGCCTTCAAGAGTCCGAAGTTGAGGCGCGTCGCGTGCGCGATACTGCGCACCGCTATGGCCAACGGCGGCTCCGTGTGGCCGGACGACTCGGCGCTGGCCCCGGTGGTCTCTTTTCTGGCCGGCGACGACAAGAACTGCGTCGGCACCGCGTGGCGCTGGCTTGGTAAGGTGAAGCTGATGGAGCGCGGCGGCAAGCGGAGGCGCAGCGGGTCTGGAACCAGCAAGGGACGCGAGATAGCCGAGTGGCGGCTCGCGGCGTGGCGCGTCGCGGAGACGTTCCTGGCGCGGAACGAGGTGCCGCACGAGCCGGACCAGCGGGAGATGTTCCCGCAGCTAGTCAACAATTCGGCGCAGAAGCTATGAAAACGGAAATCGTCAAGACAGTCATAGAACTCAGCCTTGCAGCGACGCTGGCTTTGTTCCTTACAATCGCTGTGTACGAGGCCGCGCAACGCTGGCGCGCAGCGCGCAAGGAGCGGCGCTCGGCGCGGTCGGCGCTGCGGAAGGTGAGGCTCGCGCCGACGGCGAACCCGGCGCTGCGGCGGGCCATGCTGGTGAAGATACTGAAAGGAGAACCATGATTAACCCGCCCGACAAAATACTGCACTTGGTTCACCAACTCAATGACGCGCTGTGCGAATGGGAGCGGAACTGCGGCCAGCCATCCGTCCTGATTTTACGGATTGGCGGCTGGCGACACCAGAGCATGGACGGCAAGCCGATAATAGACAACCCGATGGCAGATAACGAACTCTTAGAGTTGTTCAAACAGCAAGGTCAATCGTGAAAGAATTCCCTCTATTATTTTCGGATCCGGGGGTTCGTGCGTATTTCGACCGGCGGAAGACCGAGGCGCGAAGCACGCGAGGGCTTGAGGCGGTCAACAACAATCCGGATAAATGGAGCCTTGGGGAACAGGGAATACGGGGCGGCAAATGGATGGCGGTCTTGTGGTGGGAAGATTACAATTTCTTGGCCCGCGCCAAAGGCGCTCCTGGCGACACGATTTGGGGCAGGGAAACTTTCATCCCCAAAAAGTCAGGCACCATTTACCGGGCCGATTACGATGGCTGCGAGGCTGCTGGGCTATCCGGGTTGTATGGCGGATGGAAGCCGAGCATCCACATGCGCCGGGAGCACGCCCGCATCTTGCCGATTTGCACGGCAATCCGCGTTGAGCGGCTGCAAGACATCACGGAGGAGGGGGCGGAAGCGGAGGGGATTACATCTCATGTCATTCATGGCGGTGGTTCGCATGTGAATCAAGTCATGGTCTATCGGGCCTTCCCTGAAAAAGGGGGCGGCCTTCACTCGGCGCGTGCGGCCTATGAGTTTCTTTGGGAATCCATCAACGGCAGAGGCTCATGGGACTTAAATCCCTGGGTCTTTGTCTATCAATTCGATAAATGGAGAGGATAAACATGAACCGTGATGAATAAAAGGCCATGAGCGAGAAGTCAAACATTGAATGGACGGATGCTACCTGGAACCCTTGGAGGGGATGCACCAAGGTCTCGCCCGGATGCGCGCACTGCTACGCCGAGAAGCTGGTCACGACGCGCCTTCGCGGAGAATGGGGCAAAGGTGCTCCCCGCATGTTAGCTAAAGACTTTGACGCGCCGCTGCGGTGGAACAAGAAGCCGTGGGTGTGCGACCTGACGGGCGAGTGTTTTGCATACCAAGGACAACAGATGCACCGCCGCCGCGTGTTTTTCAGCCTCGGAGACTGGTTGGATGATGAAGTCCAGGCCGAATGGCTGGCGCGGATGCTGGTTATTATCTATAAGACGCCGGAACTGCGGTATCTCCTATTGACTAAGAGGCCGCAGAAGTTTCAAGCGCGTACCCGCGCCGCGACCGCCAATGCCAATCCGGAACTTCAATTCGCGTGGGAATGGATTCGACAACGCACAGCGCCACCGAACGTCGCCATCGGCGTGAGCGTCGAGAACCAGAAGGCGGCTGATGAGCGGATACCGCAACTGCTGGCGACCCCGGCCCGCTGGCGCTTCCTGAGCGTCGAGCCGATGCTGGAAGCGATTGACCTGCACCTACCCGCGTTCAAGGCGCTTGCCACGACGCAAACAATGGGTGGCCGGGAGAGGACGGGCGAACCAGTGACGGTGAAATATGGCGAGCAAATTCATTGGGTCATCTGCGGGGGCGAAAGCGGCCCCGGCGCGAGGCCGTTCAACCTCGCCTGGGCGAGGGACTTGCGCGACCAGTGCGCGGCGGCTGGTGTCCTGTTTTTTATGAAGCAATTCGGAAGTAACCCCCACAAGCGCGGCGGCGAAGACCCGTCCGAGACGGCGATGTGCCTGCACGACAAGAAGGGTGGCGACCTGGCGGAGGGACCCCATGATTTACAAATCCGCCAGGTGCCGGAGTTTTGAAAGGACCAACCTATGAATATACAACGAACACAACAAGAAGTTGACCGCGAGATTGAGGCCTTGAAATCGCTCCGCCCTCTAGCGCGCTGGCGAGGCAAGACAACCGCGAACATCCGAGCCGCCATTGATGAATTAGAAGGTTCTATTGACAGAACGGCAGGAGAATGGAATGAGATGAGCGACGATGTGCGCCAGTGCGCCGATGACGCTGAAAGCTTGCGGGAGGTCGAAGCACTTTACCCAAAGGAGGATGGCGCAAGAATTTTATGGAAATAGACAAACTCACAATCGGCGAGTTGCGCGAAATCAACGCGTTGCTCGGTAATAAACAGACGGAAAACCCATACAAGGTCGGTGCGCTTTATTTCATTCGCACCGTCACCCATCATCACACAGGAAGGCTCGTCCAGGTGACGGGCCAAGAATTGGTGTTGGAGAACGCGGCATGGATTGCCGACGACGGTAGTTTCTCTGAGGCGCTCAAGACCGGCTCATTCAATGAGGTTGAAATGTTTCCTCCCGTCAGGGTGATTATTGGGCGTGGGGCGATCATTGACGCCACCGAAGTATCCACCATTCCAAGCTCCACTAAATGAACGCAGCCATACAAGCAATTGGATGGTCGCGGTCGGGGTCGCGGTCGGGGTCGCGGTCGCGGTCGCGGTCGCGGTCGGGGTCGCGGTCGTGGTCGGGGTCGCGGTCGCGGTCGGGGTCGCGGTCGTGGTCGGGGTCGGGGTCGGGGTCGGGGTCGTGGTCGGGGTCGGGGTCGTGGTCGGGGTCGCGGTCGGGGTCGCGGTCGCGGTCGGGGGCGCGGTCGCGGTCGGGGTCGCGGTCGGGCTAAATCAGGCCATCGCAGAATCATTGCGGGAGGTCGAAGCACTTTACCCGAAGGAGGGATGAAAACACTTCCAATTATTCACCAAGTGCGGAGTGCCCGCGCTGCAAAGACCCTTGACACGGTCCACCGCGAGGCGCACCCTACGGTTACGAACATGGACGACACGACAGAGCAGACTCAAGAGCAGGCGGCGTGGCGCGGCGTCTCTTCGCTGTTCACCGCGCTCGCCAAGGCACTGGTGTCAAACCCCGACAAGCTGGAGGTGGAGGTGCGCCACGGCGCGGCGTCTGTGACGGTGGCGTCCAACCCAACGGCGGAGGACACGGGGAACCTCATCGGGCGCAAGGGCAGGACGGTTAAGGCGTTTCAACTGCTGGCGCGCCTGGCAGGCGCGAAGGCGGGCTGGGCGGTCAACTACTGCGTGCAGGCTGACGGGGGGCCGAACCCGGCGCAGCAGGACAGGCCGGAGCCGGAGGTCGCGGCGAAGGACGGGCGCTGGGCGCGTGCGCTCCTGGAGCGCGTGCTCCGGGCGGTGTTGCTGTACCCGGCGTCGGTGAGCGCGGCAGAGTTCTGTAAGCGCAGCGAGTTCGAGGTGGTGCCGGACGACAGGGAGCCAGAGCAGGTCGCGGCGCTGACCTACGTGGTGCCGCCGGACAGCGGGGGAGGGGAACCGACCACGGTGCGCGGGGACGCGGCTCTCGGTGCGGCGCTGTCCACGGTGTTCGCGGCGGCGGGAAAGGCGAAGGGAAGGAAGGTCGCGGTACACTACGTGCGGCGGCGGGCGGCTGCGCCTCAGCCGGCGCGGGCCGACGGGCGGTTTGCGGAGGTGGTGCGGTGAACACCGCGACCCCGTGGCATAGGCTCGAAGTGACCGAGGTGGACGACTTCACGTTCCGCGTCCAGTCCGAGTCCAACCACGCCCCGTACTTCGTGGACGCGCTGGCGAACAAAGGGGCGGGCAAGTGCGACTGCCCCGACTTCCAGTGCCGGGTGCAGCCGGTGTTGGACGGCAAGAAGACGCCGCCGCCATCGCCGCTGTGGATAGCGGCGTGCAAGCACCTGCTCCGGGTCAGGCTCCACGTCGCCGACAAGCGCGTCGAAGGAATCGACGGGGAGCGGAGCGGACTTTGGTTTGAAATGGCACGAGTTGTTGGCGAGGTGGGACCGGCATACGTGCTCGTGGAGAACTCGCCAATGCTCACTGTTCGCGGGCTTGGACGAGTGCTTGGACAGCTTTCCGAGATGGGGTACGATGCGAGGTGGGGAGTGTTTTCCGCTGCCGACGTTGGAGCACGACACGAGCGTGAAAGGCTGTTCGTTCTGGCCCACACCCATGAAGACGGCGAAGGACGCGAACATGAAAACGGAGACGTTGGCAAAGTGCGGGCGGGCCGACTATTCGCAGCAAAACGTGCATTACATCTACGCAGCGCGCTATGGGACGAGGGCGTCCTGCGAAGTATGGGAGTGGCTGATGGGGTGGCCGTTAACTTGGACCGCATTGGAGCCGCTGGAGACGGGCAGGTTCCAGCAGTGGTTGCGCTCGCATGGCGCGTGCTGATATGAATCGCAGGCTCCCCAAGCCGAGGCAGCCGAAGGCTCCGTGGGTGCGTGCGTTCCCGCGCCAGGAGTCTGCGCTTAGGCCGGAAGCTGGCGCGGCTGGGGGCGTAAAGGAGCGCAGCGGCAGCGAGGCTGCGCGGATGGCGGTGTACGCGGCTATTTCGCGGCTGTTTCTCCAGTGGTACTGGCGCGACAGCAGGCCGTGCGACGGGTGCATTGCGCGGTCGCTGCCGTCCGCGCCGAACCCGCCGGAGCATGTACACCACACAAAGGGGCGCGCCGGGCTGCTGCTGTTCGACGTCCGTTTCTTCAAGGCCGTGTGCGCCGAGTGCCACAGGTTCATCGGAGACAACCCGGCGGAGGCGCGGCGGCTGGGGCTGCTGTGCGCGGAGGGCGAGTGGTGCAAGGTTTTAAAAGAAAGCGACAAAAACACTTGCAAAAGTCCGTAAATCATCGCAAAATGTATGCGTGAAAACGATGCAACTTCAGCACCTCCGGACGTCGGTGGACGGCCACGACATGGCGCTCTCGGTGGACGGCTGCGAGGCGCGGTTCGCGCTGCCGATAGTGTTCCGGGAGGAGGGCGCGGTGGACGCGGTGGCGGTTTACTGCGCCGCGCCGGAGTCGCTCGCGCCGGAGTGGTTCATGCGCCGCGAAGGCGGACGGCTGTGGCTGACGCGGGCGGGCATCGCGGCGTGCTCTGCGGCTCTGGAAGCGGCGGGGGTGCCGCGCCTGGACATGATGCTTGTGCCGAGGTCAATCGAAGTGTGACTTTTTGGGGCACGCTTCTTTTTTATCTATGACAACCAACAACGGAGAGACGGGTTCGACGGCGGCGCTGGACTGCGCTGAGGCTTTCGACAAGGACAAGTGCGCGGCGCTGGTGGCGGCGGTGATGGCGGCGTTCGGATTCACCTTGGAGGACGCGAGGAGCAAGAAGGGCGGGGAGCCGGCGCGGACGCTGCGCCAAGTGGCGCGGCTGGCGGCGCTTGAGCGCGGGTTCGACGTGGCGTGCGTGGCGGCTGTGTGCGGCTGCTCGGCGGGGGCCGTGCGGTGGACGGAGCACGCGCTGGCCGAGCGCGTCGGGCGGCAGCAGCGCGGCAAGGCGCGGAACGGGTACGACGAGCACCCTGTCGAACCGGTGCTGGCGAAGGGGCGCGCAGCGGCAGCGGAGTGGGCGTGCGCTCGTCAACCATGAAAGCCAGTGACCTCGCCCGCGTCATCGCTTCCATCCGCGACCCTCGGCGGCGGGCGGAGAACGCTGCTGCTCTGGCTGCCGGGTTACGTCCCGCCCAGCCGAAACAGAACAGGGGGCCGGCACTGGTCGAGCGACAAACGCCAACGGGACGCCGCTCGGACAGCCTGGAGTACTGCGTTACGTTCGTGTGCTGCTGCGCCCGGCTTTCCAGCGACGACGACAACCGCGCTGGGAGCGCCGGGTACAAGCAACTGCGCGACCGGGTCGCCGAGTGGCTCGGCCTCGACGACCACCAGCGGGGGATACACTGGGAGTGCCGGACAATCTGCTCCCCAATCGAGGGGACAATCGTGAGGATAACGAAGCTATGAAGACACTGGACACAATGACCAAAGAGGAGAAGTCGCTGCTGCTGTTTGGAGTGCTGCGCCGTGAACCAAGGGGGCCGCGTGGACACTCGGCACATGAACGACGAGGACTCAGCCATCGCCGAGCGGTGGAACGCGGAGAAGTTCGTGCTGTTCGGGCGGATAGCCCATAAAGACGTGAACCGCTACGGAGCGTACTGGTGCCAGTTGAGCAATGAGGCGTTCGCGCTGGCGGCGGCAGAGCGCGCCGCCCGCGCCGAGCGACCGAAGAAAAGAGGGCTGCGTGAAAGAAATTGGTATGCTGTTCTGCGGCGCTATGGTCGCCGCGCTGCGCGACGGGCGCAAGACGGCGACGCGGCGGCTGCTCAAGCCGCAGCCAGTGGAGCATGGCCCGGACGACTTCGAGTGGCGGTCGGCGAAGCTTAAGAGCATCGGCCACGCGGCGGGGTACGTTCACATCTGCAAAGAGTGCATGGAGAGGATAGCCGCGAAGTGCGCCGCGCCAGAGCCGCCGTTTCGCATCTACGTCAAGGAGACGTTCAGCACGGACTTCCGCAATCACTACCCTCACGACCCGATATGGTACAGAGCAGACGACGACCGCCACATTGATATCGACGTCCATGACGGCGTGCAAAGCATATATTCACCAGAAAGCAAGCAGTGGGTACCGTTCAAGTGGCGTCCGTCCATCTTCATGCGCCGCGAGCAGGCGCGGCTATGGCTGGCCTGCACGGCGGTGCGAGTGGAGCGGCTCCAGGACATCACAACGGAAGGGGCCAAGGAGGAAGGGCTTTTCTTCAACGGGTCGTCGTGGTCGTATCTGGAGAAGGGCAGGTTCCCTTACTCAGAGTCGTGTTGGTCGGCCCCTGTCGCGTGTTACAGGCACTTGTGGGAGTCCATCAACGGCAAAGGGTCATGGGACGCCAACCCGTTTGTCACAGTCTTCACTTTCAAAGTTGACACCGCGCCGCGTCAAGCGCAGTATTGAAGCATGATAACGCACAACCCAAAACGAAAGTAGATACCATGAAATTCACAGCACTGTGGGAAGTCGCCGAAATGGCGCACAAGGCACCCATCGAAGCCCTCAAGGCGAAGGTGGTTCAGGTCGGAAAGCAGTTCACCGGCAACTCCAATGGCAAGGACTGGACGAAGCAGGAGGTCGTCTTGACGGACGGGCAAATAGAGGTCAAGGTGAAGCTGTGGGACAAGGACTTGGTTCCTCACACTTGGAAGGGGCGCGAGGCGACGCTGCTGTCACATTCAGGGGAGCGCGGGTTGTCGGGCGTGTACGCCTTCAACGACGGGGGTGAGCGCATTATCAAGGTGACGCAGACCGGCAACATCGTGCTGGCTGGCGGCGCGGGCCAGGAAGACGGCGGCGGACAGGAAGAACCACCTCCACCGCGCCAGGCGCAGCGTCCACCTCCACAGCAGCGTCCGGCGCCGCAATCCCAGCGTCCGGCGCCGCAATCCCAGCGTCCGGCGCCGCAATCCCAGCGTCCGGCGCAGCCGCCTCGGCCAGCGCCCCGGCAGCAGGAAGCGCCGCCGCCGCCCAAGACGGCGGAGCAGATAGCGGCGGAGGACAAGGCCAACGAGGTGAAGGCTCGCAAGGCGATAGCGCGGCGGGTTCACCTCATGTTCGAGTGCGTCAAGGGAGCGAGCTACATCGCCGAGCAGACGGTCGTGCAGAGCGGCGGCGTCTTGCAGTTCGCCTCGACCGACGTGCAGAAGGTCGCCGTCAGCCTCTACATGGACTGCCAGAGGGACGGGTTGCACCACCACCTTCCAGTCACCTTTAAAGGGGTCGCGCCGCAGCCGAAAGGCGGTGCCAAGTGATAACTTCCCTCTCTTTCAGCGCAATCAAGGGGCGCAGCGGTAGCTACACTTTCACCCCGGTGACGGCCATCCTCGGCCAGAACGCGGCGGGTAAGACGGCCATCCTGGACGCTCTGGACTGGCTCACCATCGGCTACGTCCCCCGGCGTTCGCTGGGCAAGACGAACGCCGACCTGTTCAAGCTCGCGTCGGGGCCGGCGATGCAGGCGGAGATGGTGGCGTACGGGCAGCGCGTGTGGCGGCGGCTGGAGCGGCGCGGCGAGTCGGTGACGTGCAAGAAGGACGGGGAGATGGAGTTCCCGAAGCTGCTGCGCGACCACGACCTCTACTTCGGACTGAGCGACGAGGCCCGCGTGGCGCTGGTGGCCTCGCTGGTGGAGGCGGATGGGAAGGAGGAGTTCAGCGTGCCGGCCATCCTCGCGGCGGTGAAGAACGTGCGGTTGGAAGAGAACACGGAAGCGAGCGAGAAGGCTGTAATGGAGGCTTACAACGCGCTGGCAGGCATCGTAGGGCTGACTCCGAAGCTGTCGGCACTGGATTGGCTGTCCATTGCGCTCACCCAAGTAAAGGACGCTCACAAGGTCGCAGCGGCCACGCGCAAGCGGATGACCTCGGTGAACACCGGCCTCACGCAGCTCCAGACTATGGACGGCGAGCAGGCGCGGTGCGCGGTTGGCGTGGAGTCGTGGCTGCGCGAGGCGCGCACGGCGCTCGGCGTCCTGCAAGCGGCGGCGGGGGCGGCTGCGTTCGCGGTCAACGATGCCAAGAGCAAGGCGCAGCGCCTGGGCGACTTGCAGGCCCATGTGGACAGCTTGTCGGCGCTCGCCGGGCGCAAGGGCGCTCTAGACGCGGAGCGCGACCGGCTCGGCATGGAGGCCGAGGCGTTGAAGAAGGCGTGTGAGCAGCGCGAGTTCACGACCGAGCAATTATGGGGCGCGGTGGCGCGGCTAGAGGAACAGGCGCGTAGGCTGCGCGACGAAGTATGGCGCGGCCAGCAGGAGATTGCGGCGCTGGAGAAGGCGGCTGCGGACACCAGGGCTGCCGAGCGGCTGAAGGACGCCGTGGCGGCGCGGGACGAAGCTGCAAAGAAAGCCAAGGAGTGCGCCGCCCGCGTGGCGTTCCGCAACCGCACGCTCGCGTCTGTCGCGGCGGAGGTTGAGAAGATTCTGGAGCGGCGGAGCAAGCTGGTCTCGGACTACACCGTCGCCAAGCAACAGGCGGTTGCAATTGAAACCGAGATAGCGGAGTTCACCAAGTACGACCACTGCCCGGTCTGTCTTGCGTCCGGCACATCGTGGAAGGTGGCGTGGATGCAGGTGAAGAAGGAGGCGCTGGCGGAAGTCATCAAGAAGCGCGTGGACGTGTCGGCGGAGGCTGGGACGGCGGTCAAGGCCGAACTGGAGCGCGCCAAGGCCGCGCTGACCAAAGCGCGGGAGGAGGACGAGGAAGACCATAGGTGGCGGCACGTTTTAACCGCCAAAGAGCAGGAAGTGAAGACCGCTCAGGTGGCTGCCGACGCGGCTGTCAAGGCTGCGGCGGAACTGGCCGCGCTCAAGACCAAATTGACCGCCAAGGAGCAGCAGGCCAAGGAGGTCGCTGAACAGCTCGCGGCGGCGAAGCTGCGCCACGCGGCGGCCAAGGATCAGGACGATAAGCACGCGAAGGCTGAAAAGGCATGGCGTGTGGCCGGGGAGCGCGCAGCGGAGGCAGCCAGCGCAGCGGACAAGCTCGCGGCGCTGAACGACGAGCTCGCGGCGCTGGGCAGTGTGGACGAGGCTGTGGCGCGCCAGGCGCACAGCGAGGCTGAGTCGGCGGTGGAAGCGGGACAGCGTGCCGTGGCAGACTTGGAACAACAGGCGAAGTGCATCGTGCTCAAGCGGGCCGACATCAAGCGCCAGACGGACGCGGTGCGCGCAGCGGAGGACGCGGAGGCGCAGTGCGGCGTGCTCAAGGCTGTGAAGGACTTGCTTGAGGAGAAGCAGGCGGCGCTGGTCGGCTCGGCGTTTGGGTCGCTGCTCGGCACCGTCAACAAACTGACCCGTGCAGTGCTGTCCCACGACATAGTGTATTTCCAAGGGGAGATGGGTTACTGGAACGCCGGCAGCTTCGCCAGCGCGAGCACGTTTTCCGGCGCGGAAGAGCTCGTGGCCTACGCTGGGTTGACGGTCGCGCTCGCGGCCAAGGCCGAGCGGCGGGTGGCAATCCTGGACGAGATGACGCGGCTGGTGGGCGCGAACAAGGGGCGCGTGCTGGAGGCGCTGGCGGCGCTGGTGCGCGGCGGGACGCTGCACCAGGCCATCGTGGTGGACGGGCCGGACGCGGCGTGCTACGATGAGTTTGCGGCGGCGAACCTTGGCTTCGCCAGCGTCATCCGCGTGTAGGCGGGCGCGGACGCACCTCGGCGTGTCTTGGTGCCGCACGCGGCAAGAGGCTTGGGGGCGGCGGGACACGACGGAGCGCCAGCCGAGCAGGTTCCTCAAGGACTTGCAAAGCGTTGTGGGTTAGATACTTACAACGGTTACAAAACTGCCGCAAAATTGTAATGCAAACTACTTGCAAAGTGCCAGTGCGGGCGTATATTGGGGGGTAAGAAAGAGGCCCGCCGGGGCCGAACAAGAACCGGCGAAGAAAAGAAAGGCGAATATGAATACAGAACAGACTTCAGGGAGCGGGCAGGCGGTGGTGCCGTTCGTGCCCGACTGCTACATCGTGTCGCGCGTCGGGCGCGGCGTGAATCGGTTCCGACTCACGGTGGAGGACGCGCAGGAGGTTCAGCATAAAATGGAGGTTCTGCGCGACGATCCTGGCCTACTGGACAGCTACGGCGTCACGCGGGAGTCGGTCGCCGCGCTCATCGCGGCGCTGCCGAAGCAGGGAGGTTACTGGCACGTTCCATCGGCGCTTCTGCCGGCGGTGCGCGGCGAAATGTCCACCCGCGTTGAGGTGCTGCGCATTATCGCTGCCGACGCCCGCAACAAAGGCAAGCCGGGCCAGGCGCTCGCAATCTACAAGCAGGCGAAGCGGCTGGAAGCCATGTTAGGAGGCGCATCGTAAGCGCGGCGTACGAGCAGGTTGGCGGGGCGGCTGTCCAAGCTGCCCCCGACGTCGCAACGTTATGCGCGTGGAGTGCGCCCCGCGAAGTCAACACCAAGTTCGGCCCCAAACCGCTCCGCACTGCCCCGGCGACCGAGACGTTCTGGTCGGCGTGGCGCGAGCACAAGGAGTCGCTCAAGTCCGCCGGCGTCAGCGTCGGCAAGCCGCGCGGCAGCGACGAGTGGGAGGTGTGCTGGTGGGGTAAGGTGGACGCTGCGGTGGTCGCCAAGCGCGAGGAGAACTCGGTCGCCAGCCGAGCCGCCGACGCGGCGGTCGAACTACCGTGCCCGGACGGGCTGGCCTACATGGGTTTTCAGAGGGCGGGTGTGGCGTTCGCGCTGCGGTCGCTCGCGGAGTGCGGCGGGTGCCTGGTCGCCGATGAGATGGGGCTGGGCAAGACCATACAAGCCGTCGGGCTGGTCAACGCTCGTCCGGACATTAAACGGATTTTGGTCGTCACCAAAGCGACCCTCAAGCTCAACTGGCAGCGCGAGCTGAACAAATGGCTCACGCGCAAGCTCACCGTCGGCGTCGCGTGGGGCAAGGAGTGGCCGGCGACGGACGTGGTTGTGGCGAACTACGACATCCTGTCCAAGCACCTCGCCCGGCTCAACGAATGCTGGGACTTGGTGGTGCTGGACGAGAGCCACACCATAAAGAACAGCCGTAGCATCCGCGCCAAGGCGGTCTTAGGGAGCGAGGAAGCCAATGGCGTCAACGCCCGGTTCCGCCTCGCGCTCACGGGCACGCCGATAGAGAACCGGCCCGCCGAGATATGGACGACCCTGCATTTCGTTGACCCGAAGCGGTGGGACAACTTCTTCCGGTTCGGCAAGCGGTACGCCGCTGGGTACCATAACGGCTTCGGCTGGGACTTCACTGGTGCGTCGAACCTGGAGGAGCTCCAGAAGGTGCTGCGCGAGTCCGTTATGGTGCGCCGCCGCAAGGCCGACGTGCTAACCGACCTTCCCCCCAAGACGAGGGAAGTTGTGGAGCTTGGAGCGGACGATGGCGCGGTGGAGGCCGAGCAGGCTGTTATGCGCGTCCACGGAGCGGCGCTGGAAGCGGCGCAGGCCCAGGTCGACCTCGCCGCTGCGAGCGACAGCGAGGAGGATTACAAGGCGGCGGTGGAGCGGTTGAGGAGCGCGCACTCGGTCGAGTTCACCGAGATGGCCCATGTCCGGCACTTGACGGCGCTGGTGAAGGCCCCGCAAGTCGCGGAGAACATCCGGGACTTCCTGGAGGACAGTGCGGGCAAGCTCATAGTGTTCGCGCACCACCACGACGTGCTGGACGCTTTCTATGGTGAGTTCCGGGACTGCTCGGTGCTCGTCACCGGGGAGACGCCGGTAGTGGACAGGGACGCGGCGGTGCAGCGGTTCCAGAGCGACCCGGCGTGCCGCTTGTTTTTCGGCTCGATACGGGCGTGCGGCGATGGAATCACGCTGACGGCGGCTACGACGGTCGGGTTCGCTGAACTGGACTTCAACCCGTCGAAGCTGTCCCAGGCGGAGGACAGGGCGCACCGCATCGGCCAGCGGGACAACGTGCTGGTCAAGCACTGGATACTGCCCGGCAGTCTGGACGCCAGGTTCCTGGACATCATACTCGCCAAGCAGGAAGTCATCGACAAGGCGCTGGACCGCGCTGGAGCGCCTGTGTACGCGCCCGACCCGGTATTCTTCCCGCGCAGCAAGGAGGAGACGGTCGCCCGCAAGCAGTTGGCCGAGGAGGCGGAGACGATTACGGACGAGCAGCGTCTCACCGTCCACCGCGCACTGCGGACGCTGGCGGGGAAGTGCGACGGGGCGCAGCGGTTGGATGGGTGCGGGTTCAACAAGGCGGACACCTACATCGGGCACCAGTTGGCCGATGCGTCGTTCCTGAGCAAGCGGCAGGCGGCGCTTGGCCGCAAGGTCATCCGCAAGTACCACGGCCAACTCGGCGAAGCAATACTCGCGGCGTGCGGCGTGGTGCTGGAGGCCAAAAAGGCCAACAAAAGAAAGGACAGCAGCCATGACGATGATTGACAGCGCGAGCAGCCAGGTAGCGGCGTTCGGCTACGACGCGGCCACGCGCACGCTGCGGGTGCGCTTCCGCAAGGGCGGAACGTGGGAGTACGCGGACGTCCCGCCTGAAAAGTTCGCGGCGATGCAGGACGCGCCGAGCGTCGGCAGCTTCCTGCACTGGCAGGTGAAGCCGCACCACGCGGCGAGCAAGCTGCTGGAGGCGGCGCTCGCTGCCGCTCCAGCGCCAGCGCCGTGCGAGCACAAGGAGTGGGTTGGCACGCCAGAGGTGGACGCCCGGTGCAAGGCGTGCGGCATGGACGAGTTTGAGGTGAATGCGCAGAACGTCGCGGCCATCCAGGCCGATGCTGCGCGGCAGTTCGCCGCCGCGCTCGCTGTGGGGCTGGACGCGGAACAGGCGGCGCGGCAGGCCGCTGAAAAGAAATCGCTTGACCACAACGGGCGGAAGACATAGTATGGGCGCACGACTATGCACCGGAATGAACTCACACGCACCTAACAACGGATACCTCGGCGACTTGTACCGCGACCCGTGCGGCGTGCAGGCCGTGGCGGAGCCGATGTGGCGCTTAAACGCCGCGCACGACGCCGCGCACAGCTCGCCACGAGAATGGGTGCCGCTGCCGCCGTCATGGGTGCCGGAGCGCCTGATGCCGAGCAAGCCGCTGGGAGACGATGGCGCGGCCAAGCTGCTCGCCAAGCGCCGCGCCGAGAGGCCGGTGTCACTAGCCACAATTTCCCCGACCGCCAGGCGCTCCACCGGGGCGGACGGGACACCACGAACCACCACGAACCACAAGGAGAATAGCATGGCCCCCGAATCACTGGCAGTACTGGACGAGATATTCCGAGACGACCCAGTACCCGACTACAGAGAGTTGCACGGGCAGGTGAGCGAGTGCAGGCCGGAAGCGCCGCGCAAGCACAGCATAGCCGAGACGCTCAAGCTGGCGGCCGGGCCGTTCGCGTGCTACAAGTACGAGGAGAAAGAAAAAAGACCTATTGCAAAACAACACAAAACCGAAGGCAAGTATGCCGTCATTGCGCCGATGCTGCTGGCCGGTAAAAGCACACTCGCCGAAATCACGGCGGCGTTGTTGGCCGCGTATCCAAACCACGACGCAGCTAAGGCGAAGGCGACCGTGCGGAACTGCCGCTACTCACTCCGTTGCGAAGGCAAGACGGCGGGTTGGCTTGGTGAAACGCCAGTGCTGGAATCGCCAACCACAAGTGCGCCGGCTTCAACCGCCGCGCCACGCGGGCCGAGCAAGTGCTCGTTCATCAATGAGTTACTGCTCAAACGGACGATGGGGTTGCAAGAGATGGTTGCGGCGACCGTCGCGGCCTATCCTGACGCTGACCCGAAGCGGACGTATAACACCATTCGAGCGTGCCGGAGCGCGCTGCAAAAGAAGGGGTTGCTGCCGCATGTGCGCGGCATCCTGCCGCCGCCAGTGGCGCAACCAGCGCCGACCGTTGCCGCGACGACTCAAGCGGTATGACCCATTATTACCAAGACGAACGGGCGGGTATCACCATTTACCATGCCGACAGCCGCGAGTTGCTGCCGCAGATAGCACGGGGGGGGGTGATAAAGATTGACCTTATCTTGACTGACCCGCCGTATGGAGTGAACGCGGTTGGCCGCAGCGGAGTTTTGGCGGGGAATTGCACAAAGACCATATCGCTCAGTTTCCGGTTGAATTGCCGCGCCGTTTAATTTCCCGGACGCCTGGCGAACTTGTGCTGGACCCGTTTTGTGGAGTTGGTTCGACGTTGAGGGCCGCAAAGGACTTGGGTCGGCGTGCGATAGGGTGCGAAATAGACGAGGCGGCGTGCGAGATTGCGGCCCGGAAGATGCAGCAGGAAAGCTTGCCTCTCGTGGCCAGAAAGAATACGCTGGACGCGGAATTGGGGCTGGCATAACACGAAAGGACAACCGATGTCATTCAACAAATTCATCTGCTTGGGCAACCTGACGAGGGACGTGGAGACGCGCTTCACGCAGAGCGGCAAGGGCGTGGCCTCGTTCGGCGTGGCTCTCAACCACAAGTGGAAGACGGAGAGTGGGGAGCAGCGCGACGATGTCACTTTTATAGACTGTGAGGCGTGGAACCGGACGGGCGAGGTGATAGCGCAGTATCACCGCAAGGGCGACCCGATAATGCTGCAGGGGCACATCAAGCAGGACAACTGGGAGGACAGGGAGTCCGGGCAGAAGCGCACCAAGCTCAAGCTGGTGGTGGAGTCGTTCTGCTTCGCGGGGAACGCGAGGGGCTGGAACGGAGGCGGCAAGGACAACCCTACCCGCGCCCCGTCGGCGGGGGAGGCTGTGCGTGCGGCGGGGGGCGAGCAGGCGCGGCGGGACGCTCCGGCTGCGGCTCCCGCAGCGTCAGAGACGCCAGAGGAGGATAACGTGCCCTTCTGATGAAAGCGGCCGACCACTACACAACTCTCGGCGTCCCCCGCGACGCTGACGGCCCCACCCTCAAGCGAGCCTACCGGCGCAAGGCGCGTGTGACGCACCCGGACGCGCCGGGGGGCGGCAAGGAATCGTTTCAGCGCGTGGAGCGCGCCTACCGCGTGCTCAAAGACCCGTCCAGGCGCGAGGCTTACGACAGGTTCGGCGAGGCGAGCGAAGGTACGCGGAGCGTGGCGCAGCAGGCTGAGGACGAGCTGGTTGCGGCGCTTGTGGCCAGCGTGGACGCCTGTCCGGACGTGGCGGCCCACGACGTGCTGTCGCACGCGGCGCAACTGCTGCTGGACAAGCGCGGCAAATCGCAGAAGGCGATAAGGAACGCCGAGGCGCAGGTTGCGAAGTTCCGAGCCGCTGCGGGTCGCCTGTCTCGCATGGGCGGCGAGTCGCCTCTATGCGCGGCACTGGAGGCGAAGGCAGAGGAGGGTGAGGCGTGGGTGAAGGGAGCTCGGTTCGATGTCGCCAAGCTGGACGCGGCGCTCGCGCTGGCGGCGGAGCACAGCTACCGCAGCGAGCCGCCGCCGTGCTTTTACGATGGCGTGAGCTTGGACATGGCTGCGCTGACAGAGATGATGGGGAGGACAACGTGGTGACGCCGCCGTGCGAGATAGTCTGTGGCGACTGCCGCGAGGCGCTCAAGGCGCTGCCAGCGGAGAGTGTGCAGTGCTGCGTCACGTCGCCCGCTTATTATGGTCTCCGGGATTACAAGACTGGAAAATGGGAAGGCGGCGACCCGGCGTGTGACCACAAGCAAGAGACGGCACACCAGACGCAAGGGGTTAGTTCACAGCGGCGCGGCAGGGCGAACACCGGCGAGCAACGAAACGAGACTTTCAAGTTGGTCTGTGGCAAGTGCGGTGCTATGCGCGTGGACAGGCAAATAGGCATGGAACGGACGGTGGAGGAGTACGTGGCCAGCCTTGTCGCGGTGTTCCGCGAAGTGCGCCGCGTGCTGCGGGCCGATGGGACGTTGTGGCTCAACATCGGAGATTCTTTCGTACGTCAGGCCGGGGACGACGCGACACGCGGCACGCCGAACACCGGGCAGGCGGCGGTGAAGCTGGCCGGGTGCGACCGTTCTGGTATGGGAAACAACGTGCCACCGCCGGGGTTCAAACCCAAAGACCTCCTCGGCGTCCCTTGGCGCGTGGCGTTCGCGCTACAAACGGACGGCTGGACGTTGCGGTGCGATATTATTTGGCACAAACCGAACGGGATGCCGGAGAGCGTGCGGGACAGGCCGACGCGCAACCACGAGTACGTGTTCCTCCTGTCCAAGTCGCCGACCTACTACTACGACGCGGAGGCCATCAAGGAGGAGGCGTCCGACGCGACGCTGCTTGAGATGGAGCAGGGATACCAAGGGCATCTCGGCCTCAAGGGGTACGAGGCTGCTGGGGAGCAGAATCCAAGCACCGTCAAGGAGCGAATAATCGCCAACGCACGGAAGCGGGCCGACCAGTTCGGGGGCACCAAGCACAACGGCGACACGAGCAAACACTCGGACGGGAGCATCTACACCGGCAAGGTTATGGTGAACAAAAGGAGCGTCTGGACGGTGAACACCGTTCCGCTGCGGGAGGAGCACTTCGCGGCGTTCCCGTCGGCGCTGGTGAAGACGTGCGTGCTGGCGGGCAGCAGGCCGGGGGACACGGTGCTCGACCCGTTCGTCGGCAGCGGCACGGTGTGCATGGTCGCTCAGGAGCTGGGGCGAGCCTCGGTCGGGGTGGACTTGAACCCGGAATACTGCGCGCTGGCGCGGCGGCGGTGCGCGGTGACGCCGGGGTTGGCGATATGACGACACTGTCTGCGAACAACGGATTGCAGAGATGAAAGGACGAAATTGAACAAAACGACAGTCATCTATCATTCCGCCGATTTCGACGGAATTTTCTGCCGGGAGATTGCCCGGAAGTTTCTGCCAGAGGCGAAGTTAATCGGGTGGAACTTCGAAGACGCCCTTATTCCATATCCAGACAAGGGCCAGGTTTACGTCCTGGACTTGTCGCCTGATTGCTTCGTTTCAAGTTCTGGAATGAGTTTGCCAGATTATGCTGAAGCCGGAGTCCCGGTGCGGATGATCTGGATCGACCATCACAAAAGCAGCATTGAGAAGTGGTCGTCAACAATTCCCGGCTACCGCATTGACGGTGTTGCGGCCTGTCGGCTGGCGTGGCAATGGTTCCAGTGCTGTGACGGCAACTGGCCTGCTCCACGAAGCAGTGCAATGGCTTCGGCTGGTGTGTTGCCGATGAAACAGGACTTCATCAATCGGACGGTGAATGAGCCGCTTGCTGTCCGCCTTGCAGGGGAATATGACATCTGGGACAAGCGCGACCCGAACGCGGAGCTTTTTCAGCACGGGCTGCGTAGCCAAGAATTGACGGCGGATGTTTGGGAAAGGCTGCTTTGTGACGGCATTGTTCCGGCTGAAAGCGACATGACGGTGCTGGAACTGTTGTCGCAAGGCGAGTGTCTCCAGTACGCCAAGACCAGCGAAAACGAGTCCATCATCAAGGCTGCCGGATTCGACCTGGACTTCGAGGGGCTTCATTTTCTGGCATGCAATCACGCCCGTTACAATTCATTCCTATTTACCGCCGGGCTGAAACCGGAGCACGACGCCTGCCTTGGCTTTGCGTGGCGCGGCGGCAAGTGGACGGTGAGCATGTACCACGCGCCTGGCAAGGAGCACATAGACCTGTCGGCGATTGCGGTCAAGCACGGCGGCGGCGGGCACCGTGGCGCGTGCGGATTTGTGTGCGCCGAACTCCCTTTCAAACTCAACCATCAACAACTGCCCGACTGACGTGAGCGCCGCCCTCCAACCGCAGCCCGCCCGGCTGCCGTGCTTCGACTCCACACAGTTCCCGCGCCCACCGCAATGGAGGCCCTATCGACCGCGGAAGCGGTCAAGCGCCGCGTGGCCGAGGAGTGGGGCGTGAGCGTGCGCGACCTGACGTGCCCCCGCCGCGACGAGCCGTTCACTCTGGCGCGGCACGTCGCAATGTTCCTTATGCGCAGGGCGACCACGCTGTCGCTGAACGCGGTGGGCCGCGAGTTTGGCGGGCGCAACCACGGCACGGTGCTGCACGCGGTGAAGCACGTCGGCGACAGGCGCTCGGTGGACCCGGCGTTCGACGCGCACGTCGCCGCGCTGGAGGAGAGGTTCCGACCGTGAACAGCGAAACCACACAGCCACCCGCCGTCCAGGCAGTCGCGCCGCGCAAGCCGCAGCGGAGCAAACGCCGCGTGGTGAACAAGGGCGGCCGACCGACCGAATACCGGCCCGGCTACGCGCACCAGGCCTACAAGTTCGCGCTGGCGCGGTTCACGGACACCGACATCGCCGGTTTCTTTGACGTTTCGTTGACGACCTTTTCAGCATGGCAAGACCGCTACCCGCCGCTAGCCAGCGCGCTGCGGCGCGGAAGGGAAGAGGCGGTCGCGGATGTGGCCGTCGCGGTCAAGAAGTCGGCGGTCGGGTTCAAGCACCGGGCCATGCACATAGCAGTCACCTCGTACGAAGGGACGCCGACGGTAACGAAAGTCCCCTACACCGAGAAGTACCCGCCGAACGTGGCGGCGGCGAAGCTGTTCCTGACGAACCACGCCCCCGACCAGTGGAAGGAGCGCACGGAGGCGACCTTGCAGGGGCCGGGCGGCGCGGCTCTACCGCCAGCGATACTGTGCGTCGGGCTGAACGACCTGCCGCTGGCCAAGGGCGACCCGCGTGCGGCAAGCCCCCAGGCACACCCGGACGTGGCGGTGGAGGCGCAAGTAGAGCCTCAGCCTCAAATCACCGCGCCGCCCGCGCCCCAAGGGGGCGCCACAACGCCGGAAGCGGCCAGTGCGGCGAATATACCCCCCGCGTCGCTTGCGGACGCGCTGCCGGTCGCGGCGGGGGCGGTCGGGCGGTCGGCGGAACCGGCGCAGCCGCCGAAGACGGGGCGGTTCGCGGCGCTTGGCGCAGCGGTTGGCGACGTAAAGCGTTGACATTGTGGCAGTTGCAATGGTTACAAAACTGCCGCAAAATTGTAATGCAAACTACTTGCAAAGTGCCAGTGCGGGCGTATATTGGGGGGTAAGAAAGAGGCCCGCCGGGGCCAAAACAAACAAGAACCGGCGAACGAAAGGCGAATATGAAGAAAACACTGAGACAGACAATACCCGGCCTGAGCGGCTACGTGAGCGGCCTGAGCGGAGACGTGTCCTGCCTGCGCGGAGACGTGACTGACCTGATCGGAGACGTGACCGGCCTGCGCGGCGACGTGAGCGGCCTGACCGGCGACCTGACCGGCCTGCGCGGCGACGTGACGGCGGGCCTGAGCGGCGACGTGAGCGGCCTGACCGGCAACGTGACGGGCCTGAGCGGAGACGTGTCCTGCCTGCGCGGAGACGTGACTGACCTGATCGGAGACGTGACCGGCCTGAGCGGAGACGTGTCCTGCCTGCGCGGAGACGTGACTGACCTGATCGGAGACGTGTCCGGCCTGAGCGGATGCGTGACCGGCCTGAGCGGAGACGTGGACACGTGCGAGATTACAGATGCGGATCGCGCCGCCGGAATTGAGATCGCGTCGCTGGTCGCCGCTTGATTTTCCTTGTAGCCCCGCCAAAACGAAAATAATATGAATATGAATTATCACAAAGACCAAAGTCCTCTTGTTCCGTTACGTGTGAACAAATTCTTCTGCTGGAGAGAGGTGCAGACGGAGGCAGGATTTCAGAGTCAATATCTTGACGCGGTCGGCAACATAACGATCGACAGCAATTCGAGAGCTTATTTCGCGTCCGAGGAGAAGGCACAAAGGCATTGTAAGGCGAATAGCGAGTCTGGCGCGCCAGACTTCGTTACGCAATCGGCTTTGGTGAGGGCGAAAAACTAAGCCCCTCGCGGGGCGGAAAGTGAAAATGAAAAAAACACTCAAAAAAGTAGAATCGAAATTAACTGGTGATACATCGAGCCTGAGCGGAGACGTGACCGGCCTGAGCGGAAACGTGTCCGGCCTGCGCGGAGACGTGTCCGGCCTGAGCGGCTACGTGAGCGGCCTGACCGGCGACGTGACGGGCCTGCGCGGCGACGTGAGCGGCCTGACCGGCGACGTGAGCGGCCTGAGCGGCTACGTGACGGGCCTGCGCGGAGACGTGTCCGGACTGAGCGGCTA